TTATTCACTCCCGGTCTCAAAAAACACAATAGAACTACGAATATATTCCTCGAAATCATCTTCTGTTATATATTTTCCGGTCACAAACTCAATGTAAAGATCGTCTCTGATAGATAAGAGATTGTTTCTAAAGAATGCAGATAACTCTTTCTTGTTAATCATATCCCCACCAGTCATCAGTTCTTCAAGTATAGTGTCTCGTGTTTCCTCATCTTCGATATCTTTTATCTTCTTTGTTAGTCTTGCGATAAGATTAGACTGAATCTGTTTTTTCCATCCTATTTCAATAGAGAATGTTTTCCCGTCGATCTCAAACCCACAAAGAACGTTTACAATTCTTGAAATATGTCCAGATGAGCATGTGTCTGCCATATCTATCAATTCCTCCACCATACGAGTCTTTAAAATTTCACAATGTGTATGGGATAGGATAAGTCTCCATACCTTATTAAATATAGACTGGAGAGTTTGTCCCGCTGGGTAGATTGTTTGATCGAGAGATATACGTAAGAGACTACTTCTTACACAATCCATAACTGATTTACTGTTATCCGATGCAGGATATGTTTTCGCGATATCCTCAATTTCTCTCTGTACATCAGAGAAAACAATATGATGACCGTCTGACTTCAGTTCGGATCGTAAAGATGCAATATACAGTACGAATTTCCTCACACTCTCATCGATTGTATCATCGTGTACATTCTGACGATTATTGTATATGGTAGATATTCCATCAGGATTTCTTCCTAAGAATAAAATTATCTCCTTACCAATCTCCTTTGCTTTACTACCTCCCATTCTAACAAGGAGATCTGCTACATCAGCTCGAAGATTATAATCTAAAGTACTATCTGTTGCAAATTCTATACAAGTCTTTTCAACCTCCAATACAACATCTTCTAGTATGTTAGACTTAAATTCCTGATTCTTGTTATCAGCTTTACTTAGTTGAAAAAGATACTGAGCAGCTAATATTTTATATCTAATGTATGTCTCTACACTTTTAAAAAATACAAGATAAGCTTCGTTTAAATAAGGAACTTTGAATTTTCGAGTTGTATCCTTTTGTATACATTGAACAGTCTTGTATCGATATTCACACTCAAGTCTCTTGTTTGTGATTATTTTCTGTAATCTAGAAAATGTCACATCATAGTATTTCATAGTCTCCATCATCGTTCGTGTAATATCAACCTGTAGAGGTATAGGTAATGTATCCATTATTACTGTTATTTCTTTGAAGCATTCATACCCCACTTCCTTATTTTCATCATATAAAGATCTAGCACATTCTGTTTTTATATTGATATCCAATGAGCTTGTTATCACAATAGATTTTAGTAACTCTCTAAAAATATGATTAGGGGAGAAAGCAAACATAGAAGCGACTTTGTTCACCGCCCCAGAACATAGTTCTGAATTCCTCTTCTCTAAAATCTCAAGAGAAAGGATACGGGTATCTATACTTGTGTTTCCATCAAAAAATATTTTTAAAAGATCATCATCCTTTTTCACAGACAGATCCGTATATTTTGTTTCTTCGTCTTTAAGAGTTGATAACGATGTGATATTTGTGATACCGGTTGACATCGAATGTTAATATAAGATTACATATTTTTTAACCTGGTTGATATATATTTCTCTGTTTTAAAAGTACAACTCAAATAAATTGGAATTAAAACGAATATCTTTACAGTTAATAATACTCATGTCCGATAAAAAACGTAGCTGTGGCCCGAGAAAATCCAAAGCGAACCCAGATGCTTACACGAAAGAGGAACTTATAGATATCGCTGTAGATAAGTACGGTATGAAAAAGTCTGCTGCGAGTAAGATGACAAAGGATGATCTATGTGCTCTTATAAACAGTAAGCCTTCGAAGTCTCCCAAGAGTAAGAGTAGTAAAAAGTCTCCCAAGAGTAAGTCTCCCAAGAGTAAGTCTCCCAAGAGTAAGTCTCCCAAGAATAAGAGTAGTAAAAAGTCTCCCAAGAGTAAGTCCCCGAAAAGAAAGTCTCCCAAGAGTAAGTCCCCGAAAAGAAAGTCTCCCAAGAGTAAGTCCCCGAAAAGAAAGTCTCCAGGAAAAGATTCAAGACCTTGTGGTCCTAGAAAGACTAAAACTAATAATTCCTACACCAAAGCCGAAGTAGTGGATCTGGCTATTGAAAAAGGAATGAAAAAATCGGTTGCTAATAAGATGAAAATTGCAGATCTCTGTCTTGAGGTGTTCGGATCAAAAAAGAAACATATTATAGAATATGAAACCGATTCCGATGACGAAGAAGATGTACAGGAAGAAGAATTTGATTTAGAAAATTGTAAAGATTATAGTAAGGAAAAGCTTATAAAATTTGCATCGGAAAGAGATCTATCGACTTCTGGAACGAAGAAGGAACTGTGCAATTCTCTGATTGAACACGATCTTACAAAATTCTACGATAAATGTAAGACCATGGATATCAAAGATCTTAAAGCTGCTGCAAAATCTAAAGGGATATCAGATAAAGGTTCTAAAAATGAGATATGCGCTAGAATGGTTGATTATATGTCAGAAATTCTTGAAGTAAAATTAGATGTTCCTATAGTTGAAAAAGAAGATGAAGAAGATGATAAGGAATATCCCTGTATAAATAAGAGTAAACTCAAACTGAAGGACTATCAAAAAAGAGTTGTAAAACATATGATCAGTAATCGAGGTCTGATAGCTGTGTTCGGTACTGGAATGGGTAAATGTCACGGGAAGGACACCCCTATCATGATGCACGATGGATCCATCAAACTAGTTCAAAATATACAAGTAGGAGATCTTCTTATGGGTGACGATTCAACCCCGAGAAAAGTACTATCCCTAGCTCAGGGAAGGGAGAAGATGTATAGTGTTGAACAAAACTACGGTGATAACTATATTGTAAACGAATCACATATTCTATGTCTATCTGATAGAGGTGAAAAGATGGATATTCCTCTTGTAGAGTATCTGTCGTCAAGTAGAAAGGATGAACTCACAGGATATTGTGTCCCAGTCGAGTTTCCTGAAGTAAAGGTTGATACCGATCCATACTTTGTAGGTGTGAATACAGGAAACGATTGTACTGTTATACCAACTGAATACCTGATTAATTCAAGACCGAACCGTCTAGCTCTACTTGCAGGCATTATTGATATGGACGGGTATTATGATCTAGAAAACGGATCTTATATTCTACCTAGAAAATCAGAGATACTAGATTCTAATATCAAGTATCTATGTCGAACTCTTGGATTTAGAGCAGAAACAAAAGGTGATAGTATCTGTGTTGTTGGTAATATAAATGAGATTCCTGTTCTTACCGATAGTAAGAGATCTTATTCTGAGGGTGTAACATCTCTGTGTAACGAGATAAAAGTTGTTCCTCTTGATATTGACGATTATTACGGATTTGAAATTGATGGTAATCATCGGTATCTCCTAGGTGATTGTACAGTCACCCATAACACTCTAACTGCTGTGACATCCATTCAATGTGTACTGGGTGAAGATCCTAAAACGAGTATAGTTATCATAACACCTACGTCTCTTGTTGAAAATATGAAAAAGGAGTTTGTCGCTTACGGCGCTGATCCTGAGGATGATCGTGTATCGTTTACAACTATGACTAAGTTTGCTAACGATTTTGAAGCAGGTAAAATTAAACCCAAAAACACATTCCTTATTGTTGATGAAGCTCAAAATCTCAAGAGTCATGATGGAAAGAATTCCAAAGCAGTAATCAGCTTCGCAAAGAAGGCGAAGAAGGTTCTTCTTCTTACTGCTACTCCTGTAATGAATCGTCCCAGTGAAATTATTAATCTGATAGCAATGGTTGATGGAACTGACCCTATATCTGTAACCCAATTTGATCGCCATATCATGCCGTATGATGACAAGTTTGAAGACTTCTTCAGGTGTAAAATAAGTTATGTAGTCGGAGGACTTAATGAAGGATATCCTACGTCAGAAGAACACACGGTTGAATTCCCTATGACTCAGGAATATTATAAATCATACAGAGAAGTAGAGATGGGTCAGGAAAGCTCTTTATGTTCAAGTCTGTTTGGATGTGGAAGTAATCTCCAGGCATTCTATAACGGTATCAGACGTGCAGCAAATAACATTGAATCCGAACACGGTCCTAAGATTAATTGGATTGTTGATCGTATCAAATCGATGAATAAAAAGAATAAACGAAATAAGACTCTTGTATATTCGTCATTCCTTGATGCAGGAAGTAAACTTGTAATGAAAAGACTGGATGAACTAAATATCGACTATGTAAAGGTAGACGGAACACTGAGTAAAACTAAAAGACAAGAAGCTGTTAAACTGTATAACAGTGGAAAAGTAAAAATTATATTCATCAGTAAGGCTGGAGGTGAAGGACTCGATCTTAAGGGTACCCGTGATGTGATTATTACTGAGCCTGCATGGAATGATGAAAATCTTAAACAGGTTAGGGGTCGTGCGGTAAGATATCTATCACACGATGGACTTCCAGACAACGAGAAACATGTTGATATCTGGAATCTTATTATGATAAAACCTCCTATGGAAGAGAGAGATATAGAAGATGATGAAAAACATGGTATGGAGGCTATAGATGTTGTAATGAAACAGCAAGCTATGATAAAGTCCTCTATTATCTCAGAGTTTATGGATCGTATTAAACCTCTAACCATTGAAGAGAGCGATTGCAATCCTAATTATGAAGAATACACAGAGGATGCAATACCATATTATGGATAAAGTACTTGAATTTTATATCAAATAGATATAAAATTAGTTTAATTTACAAGAGTCCTAACGACTTCATCAGATATCATAGGAAAGATTTCCTTTATACACTTCTCCAGATCATTTGAGTTAATAATACTATTACTAACCGAAACTGTATCTATCTTAAAGTATTTCGGACTATAATTTTGGGTGATAAAGTTGTTTACTCTATCAAGAACTGGCTGAAGTTTGTTAACTTCAACATCTGTCAAACCTTCCCATGTCTTTTTATTACAACACGAGCATGATTCCTTATAACAAACCCATACTCTTATCTCATGTAATATCATATCAGATCCAACCATATATTGATGAACATTCGTTTGATGTTATCCAATTTCTAACTTCATCTTCACAAGCAAATCTTCCCGCAATATACTCAATGTCAATTGTGACTTTATTAGATTGTACTGATACTTTACCAGTGTAAGGATCTAGATATCTAGATCCTCCATATCTAAATTCAAATACAGTATCTGGTGAGTTCTCTTCTAGACGAAACTCATGGTGTTTAAACTTATCATCTGGATTCTGAAACATGGTAACGAACTGTATATTGATTCTATCTTACGAGTCTTATTTGATTAATTAAATAATCATTTTTAGAACTTCCATCGTTTACCGCAATCTATACACTTGACGAACGTTGTCATAGGTTCATCACAAGACCGAGTCTGAACCTGGTACGATTCAGTTTTCTTTCCTCTATCAGGATCATCCTTCATGTCTTCATCCTTGATACACCTAGAGCATGTATGAATACCTCTCATAACCTGAGGAGGATTCTCAATATTACTGGTCTCCTGATTATCATTGAACTGTTCGTTTCTAAAATAATCTGAATTAAGTCCTGTTTTGTTTGATTCTAACGACGCGATAATCTCTTTACATTTTTTCCCGCTGGATATAGACGTTATAATCTCATATGATACTGAAGTATACTTATGTTTAAACTGATCAGTAGAGAGATCAGCCTTCTTTAATGTACGTCCTAGAACAGATGTCAGATATCGTACAGTATGGTTAAATATATGCTTTTCTACAATCTTTGAATTCTTCTCATTTATAATTTTCTCTAACACCTTAGTCGTTTTATCTCGTACATCAACCAATATATAGTTAGGCAGAACCAGTATCTCGTCTTTCTTCTTTACCTTTTTAGATTTTGCCACAGTCAATGGTTTATTTCTTTTTCTTCGTTTGAAGTTTGCTTTCGCTGATTTCTTCGGTTTTTCATCATAGAATTCTGAAAGATCGATTCCCTCTTTTCCGTCTTCGTCGTCTCCTATACACTCGTCGTCGATCTCCGATTCTTCGGACCCAATATCCGATTCCTCCTCATCTTCATCGTTTTCTTCCTCTTCGTTTTCTTCCTCTGTGTCACTCTCGAATGAGATACTTTCAGTCTCGGAATTTTCATCGAGAACCTCATCGTCTGACTCTACGTCTGAATTTTCGAATTCAATCGACATAGTGGTAATAAGAATTGTAATATCAGTTTATATTACAATTCATTTATCATTTTTAAT